CAAACTTAGATATAACCGGTACAGGTTTCCAGTCTAGATTTAAGTAGCTTAAGTCACCGTTTATAGATAACTCATTTTTATATTTTTCTATAGACTGCTCACCTCTAGCATATAGCCTTAGGTTGTGAAAGTTATTCATACTATCACCGTACCTACTACGTTGACCATAACCTTTTCCATAGGCTGAAGTTTTAGTACCGAACCACTCTGTTTGAATAGCTCTGGCTACTTTCAGCCCATACTCTTGTGTCATCTTTTCTAAATCACTTACCGCTTGTGACGGGAAGTTTACAACAGACTCTGTCATACTACTTTATTATTTTTGATGATATTCCTTTGTTATTATATTTAGATATACTTATACCTAGTGGTTGTCTTTTAGTTTCAGGATTTGGTCTATATAGATGTCTATTACAAGCCATGATAGCTAAACCAGTACTTATGGAAGCATCGTGTTTTGTTCTTTTGTTTATGTCGAACTTACTCCAATCATTTAGCGTATCGTTAAAATACATAGTGCCATAAGTACCATCTTCAAGTAAACCTACATGATCGTTAATGTACATTTCAATAGCTGCAGCGTGCGCCTGCTTTATATCCTCACTAGAGTTTGGCATACCACCAACTTCTCTCTCTGCCACAGATAACTTGTTCCATATTTTATCTGGCCTGTTCATACTAAAACCTCTATAACCTCTACGTCTTAAGTAGTATAGTAATCTAGGTTTGTTATTCTCTGCAAGTATTGGCATACCGTAAAACACTAACGCCATAAGTACATCTTCAAAGAATATCTCAGCAGTCTGTGGTCTAGCTAGATATTCTAAAAAGAAAGTATTTGCTGGAGCATCTTCCATACTAAACTTAGTTAAACCATGCAAAGCACCTTTAGATCCTTTATTATCAACAGTACCTGATATGTCGTAGCTATCACAACCAAATGCACCAACGTGCTCGTTACCCGGATATTTAATACCGTTCTTTAGTATTACATTATTTTGCATGTTACCGTTAGGTACCCAGCTAACTTTAAACCTACCACTAGGATCGGGGTTGAAACTTACTTGAGTGTCTTTAACACCATTAGCCCATTGGAAATTACCTGTAGTAAGGACTGAAGAGTTTCTATTACCTTCATTGTAATCGATTTGTTCGTAGATTTTAATGAGGTTGAATAATGAGTTTTTAGTCTCGTCTCTAAATGCATGCTCTTCTGTTCTAGGGAACTGTCGGTAAAATTCGTTTAAAGCATCTTGATCGTCTTTCAAACCTTCCACTTCATTATCCCAGTAATCAACAACTCCTATATCTATTAATGTACCGTGTGGCCCTCGCCTATCATAGTCTGGTGTATCAAAAACTGGAAGTCCGAACTCATCAATAAATCCTTCATAGTTCCACTCCATTGGGATAAACAAAGAATATAAACCAGACTTTGTCTGACCATTTCTATTTCGCTTGGTAACATCTGAATCATTGTAAAGTTTTTTAAAGTTATCACCACCTTTATCCAAAGCGTTTGATGTTGAACCCATCATGCACTTGCCTACTATTCTACCACCTAACCTTAAACAAGTTTTAGTTACTCTCCAGTTGTTAAGTATATTGTCAGGTCTCTCCCACTTACCACTTTCATCATGTACTAATAAAGAAAGTTTTTCACCATCATAACTATTGTCACCAGTATTCTTCCAGTCAATAGTAGTATCAAGGCCTTGCATATCATCTTCAGCCTCGTTCTCTCTCATCTTCCTTCTAGTAAACTTCTTAGCTGGAATACGATAAGCTAACTCTGACTTCGGTCGATCCATACCATCTTGTATAGGCTTAAAGAAAAACGGATAATTAATACTTATAGGTACTATCTTATCCGTAAACATTTTCTTAGCATCACTACCGCTTTTTGATAACACCCCAAATCTACTATCACTTGCTAAAGTGGCTAAGTTAACGGTTTCAGCCGAACTCATAAAAGAAAATCCAGAACGTCTATTTTTAAGGTAGCACATCCCGTAACATCTTTGATCAGCTTTACACGCCTCCCAAAATATAAAAAATAATCTATTTGCTTCTCTAAAGTCTGGTGCACCAACATCAATTTTACTCCACTGCAAATACATATAGTAACTACCAGGTAAATACGTTGGCGTACCATTATTCATAAACCAAAAGCCATTTTCTCTTCTGCTAAACTCTTGATCGATGTAACTATAATACGTTTCTTTAAATTCTTTAGAGTAATCATCCCAATCAAACCTAGTTTTTATTTTGTTAAAAGCATCTGGTATATCAAACTTATTCCACTTTTGCTCACTCTTTTTGTTAGAGCAACTAAACACTTCTTTAGGTTGTTTAGGTAAAGCTATTTTTAAACCTTGTA